CAGAAAAAAGACAGAGGCCAATTCTATACAACCAATTCATCCTATATTCTTGACGGATTCCCGTTGCCACCGCCTGATATTCGGTGTATTGTAGAACCATTTGCAGGAAGGGGCGATTTGATAGAATGGGTAAAACAAGCAGGTTGTACTGCAGCTATCGAAGCATTTGATATTGAACCGAAATACCCAGGAGTTCAGAAACAAGATACATTACTGACGCCTCCTGATTATGATAATGCGTGGATTATCACGAATCCACCCTATCTTGCACGAAATAAATCAGATAAAAAAGAAATATATGATAAGTATGATACAAATGATCTGTATAAATGTTTCCTAACAAGTGTAGTACAACAAAATAATTGTAGAGGTGGCATCTTTATTATTCCCGCAGGATTCTTCTTTTCGCCTCGCGAAATGGATACACGCTGTCGAAATGATTTTATGTCTCGCTACAAAATAACTAAAATAAAATACTTTGAAGAGACTGTATTTGATGATACTACAACCACGATTGTCGCATTCTCCTTTGAAAAGGCAGCAACCATCCTAACGGAACAAAACGTCGAGTGGACTGTGCTGCCATTAAAAATAAATAAAACATTTCACATGTCTTCCACTTATCAGTGGATTATTGGAGGAGATATTTATCATTTAGAAGTTCCAGCTGGAATACAAGTGCGCCGCCATGTGGAGGGTCAGCCGCTACAAGAAAATGAGACACAGACATTTATCACATTGAATGCGCTGGATAGTGGGACAAAAGATGGCAGGATTTGTTGTACGTATCGAAAGGATTATATCTATCCAGCAAAGGATTGTAGTCGAACGTATGCGACGCTTCGTATTTCTGGAAGAATACTATCAGAAGAAGAACAGATTCAGTTGTGTTCTCGTTGGAACGAGTTTATCGAACAGCGTCGATCCGCCACCTGGAGTTTGTTTCTACCCCAGTTTAGAGAATCGAAAGAATATGCGCGAAAGAGAATTCCATTTGAATTAGCATACCGCATCCTTCTCCACCTTATTCAAACCATTGTGTAAACCATGCAAAATATCCTTTGAGGTCTCCCACATATACCTTATTTTTTACAGCCTCAAACTCGGGCAGAGAGAGAAGATAGGTAAATTTAGACATGGAATGATGTGCTTCATCTCCATCAAGAATGTTGGCGAAGTAGACACCTTGTTCTGATTCTAAAACATGTAGCTGCCCCTTTACAAAGGCATAGACTTCACGTAGAGAACGAGTTTGAGCGCCTCCTTTTCCAACAATGCACTTGAAATTGAGATAGAATTTTTTGTCATCAACCGTTTGGATGCCATCAAAATCTTCAGAGTAGTCAAATCCATCATCGTGGATATTAGGGTGTGCAATTTCATGTAATTGATTTGTTCTAAGATTGATTCTCATATTTGTCTTGGAACAAGGCAGCGAAGTTCCATCTACGATTTGTTGTCGTTGAAAATGTTCGGGTTTAGAAGAACCCGAACCACCAGCCACTGCTCCAAAGAGTTCATGTCGTGTATCTTTGGTATATTCAGCACCTGAAAGAATATGAGGAGGACATGAAACACGAGATGAATCCCATTTCTCAGTATGACGAATAATATTTGGTTTTCTTTTTTGATTTGTTGGAGATGGATGAATGCTTTCAACAGTTGTCTGATGTTCCATGTTGTAAATAGTATATTGATTTACTATCAAAATACGACTTCAATTTTTTTGTTATTTGCTATTTATATACTATGTATAAGAATACACCCAATAAATGATAGAAATATACGATAGCCGACAATAAAATTTGACGACCCATTTTATAAAAAAAAGAGTCAGAATCCAATCCAACATGTCCTTTGATCTCGAAGCCCGCAACCAGGAACTCCATGCTCGTTCGCAGATGATGGTCTATGGACGCCCCACGAATAAGCTGGACTTTCTCGGAACAATCTCCATTTATAACTATGAATACTTCAATGTGTTTCGTCGCTACAACAACGTATATGAGATTGTTGTGGAGGATTACAACTGCGACCTTCACTTTATTAAAAACGAAACACTTCGTGAAACACTTGAGGGCATTCTATGCCTATCAGAGGAGCAAACAAAGAATCTATATATTCAATCGGCATTCTCCTTCAAACATCAGGCAGAAATTGTGATTACACAGGATATGGTAGATATGCGGTGGTCTGATATTCAACACCTGTGGGGAGGCCTTGTATTGAATATGGGTGGTATTCTGGAGGAGTTTCATCTTGGTAGGGCACCTGCATATGAATCACCTGCTCCATCTGTTGCAGCCATTCCAGATGCACCTCGAAAGGCACGATGCATCTCCTATCAATTCAATGGCGCAAAGCGACAGCGTCTATCAGACCGATTCGCAGAAATGGAGGAGACTCGTATGAAAGACGAGGATGGATACGATGACGAGGAGGAGCAAGAGCAAGAGCAAGAGGAACAAGAGCAAGAAGAGGAAGAGGAAGAGGAGCAAGAGGAGCAAGAGGAGCAAGAGGACAACTATATGGAGCTTCGCAGCGGCACGGTATATTATAAAAAGTAAATGTGTAAATATATAAAATAATATAACATAACATAAAATATATTATATTATTTTTACTGGATGATATCACGATGTCTTAATAGGATAGATAACTGTTTTTTCAGAAATACACTGAATATGCGTATTCATCGTAGAAATAAGAGTTGTAATCGTAGAATATAACATGCATATATCTTTGGATGTGGTATCTGTCTGCGATTGATAAATAGTTATATTGTGTTGTGGAAGTTGTTGATAAAATTCATAATAAAATTGTTTAATGTCGCGAATCCGATTGCGAATTTCGTACTTATGTTCTTGTAAAATCGTTGGATAAGGCGTATAGAATTCAATAAATTTATTAAATTTTCCAATTTCCTCTTTAAAATCAATCAAAAAAGAGAATACACGCGCCTTATCTTCACGTGCCTTATCTTTCCGTTCTTTTCGCTCTTTCTGCTCTTCTAACATCATATCATAAGGTAGTTTAATTCTTAACTGTGTAATGTCCATAGTTAGTATATCTTTATATCTATATATTATACTTTTTTTGGGTGAATGATTTGATTTTCAAATTGAATCTCACATGGTGGTATATATTTCGAAATGCCTTTAATATATTTAATGATGCCTTTTTTGACAACAGCGGAGTCTTTTATAATCGACATAATATTGGTGCGAATTGTATCTTTTGACAATTTATGATGTTTTTCTAATAGACAAACGAGCTCACGAACTTCTATTTCCCCACCAGCCGAACAAACTTTCATAATAGAACTGGTCCACATTTGCTCTTTTTCTTCACCTGATTCACGAAACACATCAATAGGAAGGCTTACAGCTGAACCTGTCTCAACCGTGTCTGTATGCCGTGCCCTTTTCAGAAGTCTATCCAGACGGTCCTCTGATTCATCAAGTATATCAGCAGTCCATCGCGACAACTCATCCAAATGTGCCTTATGACGCCGCCAATCCGTACGTCGTTTTCCAATTTCTTCTACTGCTTTTTCTAATTCTCGAATCATTTCCACACGGTCAAATGTTTTCCCCTCTTCTTTGTGATATTCCCACCAAATTCGAAAGAGCGACATAAGCATTTGGAAAACACGATTTTCATCCTCTCCGCAGAATTCTTCAAAGCGATTAATATAAATCATCATGTTTTCTCCATCAAATTCAGTCATCAGATTGCCAGACTGGTTCTTGCCATACATATCTGTGTAGCGACTAATCATCACGCCAATCCGTGCCTGTGGATTCTCTTTCACATCGCGTAGAAATTTCTCTACTTCGGCCTTTGGAACAACATTGTTATAATTTTTGAGTTCCCAAAGAACAATATGTCCTTCCAATTCCATGGAGAAATCCATTTCATGTCCCATACCGAGACGAGTATCTTTGAGTTGAAATCCGCGACAAAGCCCATAATTTCGCTTGAGTTTCTCGCCAAATTCCTCTTCGTAATCCGATCCTTTGGTTTTTACATTTGCACCACGTTTTCCAAGGGTATTTGAAAGTTTAACGACTTCTTCTGATTGTTTCGTAATGACTTCTGATAGCTTCTGATAGGACAATTCCATTCTCTCCAGCTGCTGTTGTTTAGCATGAACGACTTTCTCCATTAGAATTTCTGTTCGGCTTACTGCTTCTTGAATATCCTGGGCTCTCAATGCTTCCATTTCACGCTTTCGATTTTCCAGCACTTCATAACGAGATGCAAGAATGTCGTGCTCTTTTCGTAGTAGACGAATCTTTTCCTCTGCATCACGGGAACATACTTCTTTTTCTAAGAGGCGAGCTTCTGCGAGTCCATTTGAATAATCCGCATAAATACGATCTTTTTCGACGGTAACAAGGCGAAGATTATCTTGTAGGGCGGCAATGGAGTCTTGATATTTTGTTTGGATGCGTTGGAGTTCTTTCTGATGACGTGTTTCAATAGCATGAACTTCGTCATTGGATCTGCGTGTTCGAACGGACTGTTGAATGGATGCGCCAATAAAAAGTGCCTCTTCTATTTCTTCCACGGAGCCTGACCGATAGACATCAGGTATGACAAATGGTTGCGTTACCTGAAGTTGAATTTGTTGCATGATTCCTATGATAATAACGTAATACATGTTTAAACTCAGTTTAAACATTACCAAATTGTATTAGGATTATAACTAGTAAATTCCGTGTAGTCTGATTTATAGTCAGAAGGATTTCTATTTGTCATTTGAATCTCAATACGATTCGCAAAACGTAGCAATGGAAATACACCATAAGGTGATGCATACCATATCCCATTACACGCAGATGATATAAATTTATGTGCGAATAGATCGTTTGGAGTTTGGTGATCGCCGCGCCAATTTCGTAGAAATCCAGTAACAAACATGGGGGCACACCAATAAAGAGCGATAGTATGTTTCATTACCTATTATTGTTCTAATTTATTTAGGCGTTTAACAAGAACTATTTATTTCAAATGATATACAAATGATACAAAATGAAATAGACAATTTTCGCCAACGATTTTTCGATAATGTGATTGCAGAGGAGAAAAAGAAAGAGCAAGAACTCAAACACAAACAGGCAACCTGCTTTCATTTATATAATGTAAAAGGTCAGATCAATCAGAAAGGATATCAGGAAAGATCTTGTTCTAAATGTGGGCTAACAGCCGTCAAACATGTCAAAATATGGGAAGGGACGAAAGGTTGTATGATTTGTTAATTATTTATGCATTTGCGTATAATCGTGCGCTATTTATTCATATCCGGTAAGTACAATGTTTCAAGGTTTCTTTGAGTGGGTGATGGGTGTCATCACATATGTTCTGTCATTTTTTGGAATCATCATTTCTAAGCCAACCGCTGGAGGCGCTTCTGATGCCGCACAGGTGACAGAAGAAAAGGTAGAGGTACCCGCTCTATCAGCAGAATTATCTAATTCATCTGAATAATGTTATAAAATTGATATAAAAATAGATTAAAATGAA